GCGGCTCAGATCAGTCCGAGGTCTTTCAGACAGGCGGCCGCATCGATCAGCTGATCGGTCGGCAACTCGATTGTGATTGTCATGCTGTCGGCGTAGGCGCGGACATAGACGCCACCGTCGTCCATCAGGGCGCTTTCGATTTCGTCGAGGACCGTGGTGATGCGGCTTCGGTCGAAGTGATCGGGTAGCTTGCGGATCGGCAATCGGATGGTGCTGGTTTCCATGGTGCTCACTCGGCGTGCTCGCCTTCGCTGAAAGCGCTGTCGGTGATGCGCTTCACGAGGCTGGCGTAGTGCTCAAGGGTGCCGACATGGCCCCAGTTGATCTCGTCGGGGTGGGCGTTGAAATGGTCGTCGCTGAGGCTCTGTAGCCGGGCGAGCATCTCGTCGATCTCGGCTTTCTTGCCAAGGAAGGCGTTCAAAGCGGCCTCCTTGTTGCGGCGTGCCTTCTCGGCGCGGAGTTGGTGGCGGGGCGTTGTCTGCGGGTTCAGGCGGGTCATCGTGGCGGCTCCGTGGTGCGTTGAATCGTTTTCGTAGGATCACGTTCGCTCTGGTGCGGAGGCTTATCAACTACATAAGCACATGATTTTGAATGATAATCGGAGCGCGTCATGGAGGGTCTGAGCGAGCGCCAATACGCCGCCCGCGTCGGTCTCTCACGCGGAGCAATCCAGAAGGCCAAGGCAACTGGGCGGCTGGTTCTGCACGCTGATGGCAGCATTGACGCGCAGGCCAGCGATGCACTGCGCGCTCAAGCCACGGACCCATCTAAGACCCGCAAGGCCCCGAAGCCGAAGCTCAAACCCGTCCCTGAGGCTGCGGTCTCGGCCGTGGGCGAAACCCTGCGCGAACAGGGAATTTCTGCCCCGGCGGTGGGCGGCGGCACCACTTTCCTGCAGGCCAAGACGGCCAACGAAGTTCTGAAAGCGCAAGAGCGCCGTCTGCGGCTTCAAAAGCTGAAGGGCGAATTGATCGACCGGGCCCGCGCTCTGTCGCTGGTTTTTCGGCTGGCGCGGCAGGAACGTGATGTCTGGGTCAATTGGCCCGCGCGTGCCGCGGCGCTGATGGCGGCCGATCTGGGCGTTGAGCCTGCCGCGATGCAAAAGGTCCTGGAGAAACATGTCCGTGCCCAGCTCGACGATCTCGCCGAGGTCAAACCCGATCTCCGGTGAGAATTTCGAGGGTGCGGCTGAAATCTTGCGCGCCTGGAATGAAGGCCTCACACCGGATCCGGACCTGACAGTATCGGAATGGGCGGATCGGCACCGGATGCTGTCGGGCCGGGCTTCGGCTGAGCCGGGGCGGTATCGCACGGCCCGCACGCCCTATATGGGCGAGATCATGGACCGGCTCTCGCCCGGTGATCCGACACAGCGGATCGTGTTCATGAAGGCAGCTCAGGTCGGTGCGACCGAGGCGGGCAACAACTGGATCGGCTTTGCGATCCACCAGGCGCCGGGCCCGATGCTCGCGGTCCAGCCCACGGTGGAACTGGCGAAACGCAACTCGCGCCAGCGGATCGATCCGCTGATCGACGAAAGCCCGGAACTGCGGGAGCGGGTCAAACCGGCGCGCTCGCGCGACGCGGGCAATACAATGCTGTCCAAGGAATTCGCGGGCGGCATCCTGATCATGACCGGGGCGAACTCGGCGGTAGGTCTCCGCTCGACCCCGGCGCGGTACATCTTCCTCGACGAGGTCGATGCCTATCCGGCCTCGGCCGACGAGGAAGGCGATCCGGTGACGCTGGCGGAAGCGCGCTCACTGACCTTCGCGCACCGGCGCAAGGTGTTCCTGGTCTCGACACCGACGATACGGGGGATGAGCCGGATCGAACGGGACTACGAGGCCAGCGATCAACGCCGGTTCTTCGTGCCATGTCCGCATTGCGGCGCGATGCAGTGGCTGAAGTTCGAACGGCTGCGCTGGGAAAAAGGACAACCGGAAACAGCGGAATATCACTGCGAGGGCTGCGACGCGCCCATCGCCGAACATCATAAGACGTCGATGCTGGAGGCAGGCGAATGGCGGGCGACCGCCACGGCAGCGGATCCCAATACCGTCGGCTACCACCTCTCGGCGCTCTATTCGCCCATCGGCTGGCTCAGTTGGGAGCGGATTGTGCGGGCCTGGGACGCGGCTCAAGGATCGGACGAGGCAATCAAGGCGTTTCGCAACACGATCCTCGGGGAGACATGGGTTGAGACCGGCGAAGCGCCTGACTGGCAGCGGCTCTACGACCAGCGAGAACGCTGGAAACCGGGCATTGTCCCGGCGGGCGGGCTGTTCCTGACCGCCGGCGCCGATGTGCAGAAAGACCGCATTGAGGTCGATGTCTGGGCCTGGGGCCGTGAGCTCGAAAGCTGGCTCGTCGATCACATCGTGATCGAGGGCGGGCCCGACCGGCATCAGGTTTGGGGCGACCTGACAGAACTGCTCGGTCGAACGTGGCCGCATGAACGCGGCGCGCATCTCAGGATCGCGCGGCTCGCCATCGACACCGGCTACGAGGCCCCGGCGGTCTATTCCTGGTCGCGGGCGCAGGGGTTTGGACAGGTGTCGCCGGTGAAGGGCGTCGAGGGGTTCAACCGCTCGAGCCCTGTGTCGGGGCCGACCTTCGTGGACGCGACCGAGGGCGGGAAACGCCTGCGGCGCGGGGCGCGGCTCTGGACCGTGGCGGTGTCGACCTTCAAGGCCGAGACCTACCGCTTCCTGCGGCTGGCGCGCCCGACCGATGAGGAAATCGCCGACGGGGCGGCGTTCCCGCCCGGCTCGATGCACCTGCCGCACTGGGTCGAGAACGAATGGCTGAAGCAGTTCGTGGCCGAGCAGCTGGTGACGGTGCGCACCAAGCGCGGCTTTGCCCGGCTGGAATGGCAGAAGCTGCGCGAGCGCAACGAGGCGCTGGACTGCCGGGTCTACGCCCGCGCCGCCGCCTGGATCGCGGGCGCGGACCGCTGGTCTGATGCGAAATGGCGCGACCTCGAGGATCAACTCGGGGCGGCTCCCACCGACACCGATCCCGCGGGGCAGATCAACCGGCCGGGACAGGCCCCGCAGGGCAAGCGCCGCTCCGACTGGCTCGGGCGGCGGGAGGGATGGTTTTGATGACGGACTGGACCGAAACCGAGCTTTCGGCGCTGCGCCGGGCCTATGCCAGCGGCACGACGCGCGTCAGCTATGACGGCAAGTCGGTCGATTACGGCTCGGCCGAGGATCTTCTGGCGCGTATTCGCACCATCGAGCGCGCCATCGCGGTGACGACACAGCCGCTGCCGATTGCCGGGCTCGCGGGCTTCTCGCGTGGAGATCGCTGATGTCGGCGAACTGGTTTGACCATGCGATTGCCACGGTGGCTCCGCGCGCTGCGGCCCGCCGCGTTCTTGCCAGGCAGGCGTTCGAAACCCTGACGCGCGGCTATGACGGCGCGGCCAAAGGGCGGCGGACCGAAGGCTGGCGCGCGCCGGGCACCTCTGCTGACACGGAAGTCAGCGTGGCCGGAGCACTCTTGCGCGACCGGATGCGCGATCTGGTGCGCAACAATCCGCATGCGGCCAAAGCCGTGGCGGTGCTGGTGAACAACATCGTCGGCGCGGGCATCATGCCGCGCGCCGCCAGCGGCAATGACAAACTGGACCGCAAGGTCGATGCGCTCTTTGCGCAATGGTCGGACACGGCCGATGCTGACGGCCAGCTCGACTTCTATGGCCTGCAAACGCTGATCTGCCGCGAGATGGTAGAGGCGGGCGAGGTGCTGGTGCGCCGGCGTCTGCGCCGTGCAAGCGACGGTCTGTCCGTCCCGCTGCAAGTGCAGGTGCTGGAGGCCGACTTCCTCGACGCCACCAAGTCCGGCGCACTCGGCGCAGGACGGCTGGTTCAAGGGATTGAGTTCGACCCGGTCGGCAAGCGCCGGGCCTATTGGCTGCATGCCGAGCATCCGGGCGACGCCTATGGCGCATTGCAGAACGGGTTGCAGAGCCGTCCGGTCCCGGCGACCGAGATCGCCCATGTCTACGAGAAGCAGCGCACGCAGGCGCGCGGCGTGCCATGGGGGGCACCGGTGATCCGCAGCTTGCGCGATCTAGACGACTACGAGGTGGCAGAGCTGGTCCGCAAGAAGACCGAGGCCTGCGTCACCGCCATCGTCTTCGGCGACGACGAGGCGCAACAGGGCATCGCACCATCCGTGGTCGACGCCGATGGCAACCGGGTCGAACAGTTCGAGCCGGGGCTGATCGCCTATGCGCGCGGCGGCAAGGACATCCGGTTCAACCAGCCGTCAGCCACTGGCGGCTACGCCGAGTACAAACGGGCCAGCTTGCACACGATCTCGGCCGGGTTCCGGGTGCCCTACGAGTTGCTGACCGGAGACCTGTCCCAGGTGAACTACTCGTCGATCCGGGCGGGCCTCGTCGAGTTCCGCCGCCAGATCGACGCCGTGCAGTGGCAGCTCTTCATCCCGATGTTCTGCACACCAGTCTGGCGCTGGTTCACGGAAGCCGCGTGGGCTGCGGGCCAGATACCGACGCCGGAGGTGCCCGTCGAATGGTCGCCGCCGAAGTTCGAGGCGGTCGATCCACAGAAGGACGCGATGGCGAACCTCCTGTCGATCCGCTCAGGCACCATGACGCTCGCGGAGGTGATCGCGCGACAGGGCCGCAACCCGGACGCCGTGCTGGCTGAGATCGCCGCGACCAATGCCAAGCTCGATGACCTTGGGCTGGTGCTCGACAGCGACCCCCGCCGCGTCACCAAAACCGGCAGTGCACAATCCAATGACGGGGCCAGCGATCCGTCGAACGAACCGGCCGAGGACGAGCCCGCTGCCGACACGGACACCGACCCGGCGCAGGCCGAGCCCGACCAACAGGACTGACCAATATGGACACGATGATCGAAATCCCGGCCTTGCGCCGGACGGCGGAGCTTGCGCCAAACTCAGCCGATACAGATACCCGCACCGTCGAGGTGATCTGGTCGGCAGGGGCGCGGGTCCGCCGCTCGACACTGTTCGGTGAGCCCTATGACGAAGAGCTCAGCCTCGATCCGGACCATGTGCGGCTGGACCGGCTGAATGCGGGCGCGCCGTTCCTGAAAGTGCATGAGGTCGACACGCTCGATGCCGTGATCGGCTCGGTTGTCCCGGGGTCCGCCAGGATCGAAAACGGCCGCGGCGTTGCGCAGGTCCGGATTTCTGAGCGCGCTGATGTCGAGCCGATCTGGCGCGATATCCAGGCAGGGCACATCCGTGCGGTCTCCATCGGTTACCAGGTCCACCGCTTCGAGGTCTCAAAACCCGAAGCGGCCCGTGAGCTCTGGCGCGCGGTGGACTGGACGCCCTTTGAGGTGTCCGCCGTGCCTGTCGGCGCGGACCCCGCCGCGGGCTTTCGCGCCAAATCTCAACTTCACGACTGCGTCCTCCATCGCCGGGACGTCCCACCCACCAACACAGGAGCCATCCCGATGACGGAGAAAACCAATACCCCGGCCGCAGAGGCCAGAGACGAGCCCAGCGACGTCAATGCTGTCGGGGACACCACCATGACTGAACCCAAGATGCCCGACGCCGAGCCGAAGGTCGCTGCCGTCGAGACGCGCGCGCAGCCGAAGCCGCAGAAGCCAGAAGCCACCGCAGCACCCGATACCGAGGCTGTCGCAACCCGCGCCCGCGAAACCGAACGCGATCGCGTCTCCACGATCTATGATCTGGCCGGTCGCCTGAACCTCGAGCGCAGCTTTGCCGAGGATCTGGTGAAACGTGGCACCGACGTCGATGAGGCGCGTCGCCTGATCCTCGATCAGGTCGCCGCCAAGTCCGAAGAATCCCGCACCTTCAGCCAGGTGTCGATCCCGCTGGGCGGCCGCGATGAGCAGGTCACCCGCCGCGACGCCGTCGCAAACGCGCTGCTGCACCGCTACAGTCCGACGCTGTTCGAGCTGGAGGACGCCGCCCGCCAGTATCGCGGCATGACGCTCATGGAACTGGCCCGGGAAAGCCTCGGCAATGCCGGGGTCAATACGCGTGGCCTGTCGCGCGACGAGGTGGCCACGCGGGCCCTACATTCGACATCGGACTTCCCCGAGATCCTCTCGGCGGTCACCAACAAGACCCTGCGGCAGGCCTATGAGGCTTATCCCCGGACCTTCATGCTGTTCTGCCGCCAGGTGTTGGCCACCGACTTCAAGGCGATGCACCGGGTCCAGCTTGGCGAGGCACCGCAACTTCTGGAGGTAAGCGAGAGCGGCGAGTTCAAGCGCGGGACGCTCGGTGAGAGCAAGGAAAGCTACAAGGTCAAGACTTATGGCCGGGTGGTCGCCATCACCCGCCAGACGCTGATCAACGACGATCTCGACGCCTTCACGCGGATCCCGGCTATGTACGGCAACTCCATCGCGCAGCTGGAGTCGGACGTTGTCTGGGGCATCATCACCGCCAACCCGGCGATGGCCGATGGCAACGCTCTGTTCCACAACAGCCATAAGAACCTGGCAGGCACCGGTGCGGCGCTCGATGTGACCAGCGTCGGTGCGGCCCGCGCCGCCATGGCCAAGCAGACCGGCCTGGACAAGAAGACGGTACTCAATGTCCGGCCAGCTTTCCTGATCGTGCCTGCATCGCTCGAACTGAAGGCCGAGCAGATGGTGGCCCAAAACCTTGTACCCGCCGCAACCTCCAACGTCGTGCCGCAATCGATCCGCACGCTCGCGCCCATCAGCGAGCCCCGGCTCGATGCCTCCAGCGAGACCGCCTGGTATCTGGCGGCCAGCCCGAACCAGATCGACACCATCGAGTACGCCTATCTCGAGGGCCAGCAGGGCGCCTACATCGAGACGCGCAACGGCTTCGACGTCGACGGTGTCGAGATCAAGTGCCGCCTCGACTTCGGCGCCAAGGCCATCGATTGGCGCGGCCTCTACAAGAACCCGGGCGCATAAGCCGGGCAATCCCTGACATCACACCTCTGACGGGCGGTCCGAACGGGCCGCCCGTTCCTGTTTGCAAAGGAACGTGCACATGAAGAACTACGTCCAGCCCGGCAATACTCTCACACTGACTGCGCCCTATGCAGTGACATCCGGCGATAGCTTGCTCGTTGGCTCCATCTTCGGCGTCGCCTCCGGGGACGCTGCCCTAAACGATCCCGTTGAGATCGCCCTGACCGGCGTGTTCGACCTCACCAAGGTAGGCTCGCAGGCCTGGACAGTCGGGGCGAAGGTCTATTGGGACGACACCAACAAGCGCACCACGAGCGTGGCCACATCGAACACGTTGATCGGCGTTGCCACCGAACCTGTTGCTGGCGGAGCCGGTGACACGATCGGCCGGGTGCGCCTGAACGCGAGCTTCTGATGACGGCGTTTGCCGCCATCGTTGATGCACTGTTCTCAGATCCCAACATCGGGCGGGAAGCGGTCTACATCGCCGATGGCGTCGCGCCCGTGCTGGTGCGCGTCGTTGCTCGCCGTGCGGACGCGATCACCGACTTCGGCGATGCCCGGCTCTGGTCCGAGACTACTCGGATCGACCTGCGCGTCGCCGAGGTGGCGAAACCATGCCCCGGCGACCGAGTGGAGATCGACGGGGACGCCTTTCTCATTCAAGGCGAGCCCGTCCGCGACCGCGAGCGGTTGGTCTGGACCGTGGAACTGAGGCAAGCGTGAAACTGATTCTCGACATTGATCCCGACATCGTCGCGATGATGTCGGCTGAGGTCGCGGCCGGCGAACGCGCGGTTACAGCCGCTATGCGCGAGGCCGGGACCGGGTTGAAGTCTTCGTGGCGGGCCCAGATTACCGGCGCAGGACTCGGGCGACGGCTCGCCAACTCGATCCGCAACCAGACCTTCCCGCGCGCAGGTGAAAGCCTTGATGCAGCGGCGCTGGTCTGGTCCAAAGCCCCGGTCATCGTGGGCGCCCATAACACTGGTCCGCTAATCCGCTCGAAAGATGGGTTCTACCTCGCGATCCCGACCGAAGCAGCAGGTCGAGGCCTGCGCGGTCGCCGGATCACCCCGGGCGAATGGGAGCGGCGGCGCGGTTTGCGCCTGCGCTTCGTCTATCGCCGCCGAGGACCCAGCCTCCTCGTCGCTGACGGGGCCCGCATCAACACCCGCGGACAGGCGGTGGCATCGCGTTCAAAGACCGGCCGCAACCAGGTCACCGCACCGATCTTCCTGTTGGTCCCGCAGGTGAAGCTTCCGAAGCGGCTAGACCTAGACCGGGATGCAGACCGGGCACTCGACGACGTGCCGGGGCTGATCGTATCGAACTGGGTGGAGGGGCGAATTTTTTGAGCTCTGCTAAAATTGCTTGTCGATCAACACGATAAGTCAAGATACCCTCTTCTTGGGAGGCGGTGAGCAGAGGACGAGAATCAGGAATGCATCCTGAACTGGAAAAATACAGAACTGACCGGCGGCTCGTGCTCACGAAGACAGGCTCTGATGCGCGCTCTCAGGAAGTGGGCATGCTGTTTCTGTATGCCTATGACTGCATCAATGACGCAGAATGGCATTGGCTCCGGTTTCATTATTCGATGCTGCCTCCTCACCCGACGGCGCTCGAGATCGCAACCATTTGCGCTTCATTGGAGCGTGCGCTGCCCGGCTTGGGGAAACAGCTTGTCGATAGCATCGCCAGCTTGAAAAACAGGGAGAAACACAAGCCAGATTACGAGTCGATGCTGCAAATCTTTGCTGAGATGCTGGTGATCAATCAGGTTTTCAAACTGAGTTGGCCGGGGGAGGTTGAGTTTTCATATGAGCCCGCTGGGCGCAGCGGGAAACGCCCAGAGTTGTTGGTGCTCTGCGACGGTCAGCAATTCTTGTTTGAGGTAAAGGCACCGTCACTTCTCAGTCACATGGAGATGCGGCAAGCGCGTGAATGGCAAGTTCCGGGAAGGGTGTTGCCGCTCGAGGGGATTCAGACACTTGCTCGCGGCGAACCGATCACACTTCCACGCGACAATCCGGTGAAAGACTTTCTGGTCAGCGCCGATGAAAAGTTCGCTGACTTCGAACCAGAAGATGGTGCCAATATTCTAGTTATCGTGTGGGACGACTTCATATACGAACCAATCACATCCCTCGTGAACGAAAGGACGGGCCTATTGATGGAGGGCTCCTATTTTCGGGATGGAGAAGATGAAGCAATAGAGTTTCCGAATGTTGACGGAGTTATTGTGATCCGCCACTTGTCCTATTTCTACGAGGGACTCGCGGATCGCCCGCTGCCAGATCGCGCTGGCCCATTCGACTTCGGTGCGATCGGATCTCTGCCAAACGTGGCTTTCCCCACGCGATGGGGCCGAGCTGTCCCAGCGTTCATCTACGATGGCCTTCGAGCGGTCGACTACAGAGATGAAGGCCTCCAGAGGTTTGCAGATTATCGTCCTCAAGATGTCGTCATGTGGATTGGCGACCGATCATAGCTGACTATCCGATCAAAGGCTCTCTTTTGCTCTGAGTTGAGGCCAAAATGCCCACCCCACGCGAAACCATCCTAACCGCGCTGCATGCGCGGCTCTCGGCGCTGCCCGCCACCGTGCTCCGCAGCGAGGTGCTGCCCGAGCGCGTCCCGGCCGACGGGCTACTGATCTTGCGCGACGGCGAGCCAGGCGAGCCGGAGGTGACTCTGTCGCCGCTTGCCTACCATTACCAACATCGAGCCGAGATCGAGGCCGTCGTTCAGGGCGCCGACCGTGACGCCTCCTTCGATACGCTCTGCGCCAGCATCGGCGCGGCACTCGCCACCGACCGCACGCTGGGCGGCCTATGCAACTGGCTTGAGACGGAAGCGCCGAGGCCGGTCGATCTTCCGGTCGAAGGCGCGGCGAGCCTGAAGGCGGCCGTTGTCCCGGTGGTCCTGCACTATTCAACCGCTGACCCACTCAGCTGATCCCGACAATCTGAGGAGAACACGATGGCACGAGCCCAAGGGGCGCGGGCGCAGATGTCGCTTGCGTTCGAGACCGTCTATGGCACGCCCCCCGTGGGCGGCTTCACTAAGATGCCCTTTGCGAGCACCTCGCTGGGGGCAGAACAGCCGTTGCTGAACTCGGAACTCCTTGGCTATGGCCGCGATCCGCTGGCGCCGATCAAGGATGCGGTGACGGCCGATGGAGATGTCGTGGTGCCGCTCGACGCCGAGGCCTTCGGGTTCTGGCTCAAGGCGGCCTTCGGCGATCCAATTACGACTGGCACCGGCCCCTGGACGCACGAGTTCCAGTCGGGCGCGTGGACGCTTCCGAGCATGTCCATCGAGACTGGCATGCCCGAGGTGCCGCGCTATGCGATGTATTCCGGCTGCGTGCTCGACCAAATCAACTGGCAGATGCAGCGATCCGGCCTGCTGACCGCAACGGCCCGACTCGTGGCGCAGGGCGAGACCGTGGGCACGACGACGAGTGCTGGAACGCCAGCCGCTCTCGAATTGCAGCGCTTCGGTCATTTCAACGGGGCGATCACCCGAAATGGGACGGCGCTTGGCAACGTGGTCTCGGCCGACATCACCTATGCCAACAACCTCGACCGCATCGAAACAATCCGCTCGGATGGTCGGATAGACGGCGCGGACCCTTCCATCGCCGCGCTGACCGGTTCCATCGAGGTGCGCTTCGCTGATCAGACGCTGGTAACGCAGGCGATCAATGGCGATCCGTGCGAGCTCGAGTTCGCCTACGTCCTGCCGTCCGGCGAGAGCTTCACCTTTACTGTGCACGCGGTTTACCTGCCACGCCCCCGGATCGAGATCTCCGGGCCGCAGGGCGTCCAGGCGACCTTCGACTGGCAGGCGGCGCGGGACGGCGTTGTCGGCCGGATGTGCACCGCAACCCTGATCAACGACATCGAGGTTTACTGACGATGCTTACGCTCGACCTGACGAATGAACCGCGCTGGCATGACCTCGCAACGGGCGTCCGCGTGCAGCTTCGCCCGCTGACCACGGCCCTGATGGTGGCAACGCGGAGCGACACCGCTGTGGAAGAGATCCCCGAGGCCGCATCCGATGAGGAACGTGCGGTTGCATTCGCAAAGGCACTGGCTCGCCGGGTGATACTCGCCTGGGATGGCATCGGTGACGCCGAAGGCAATCCAATCGATCCGAGCCCCGAGGTTATCGATGCGCTCATGGACGTCTGGCCAATCTTCGAGGCGTTTCAGCTGACTTACGTCTCCAAGGGCCTGCTGCTGGAACAGGAAAAAAACGCCTTAGCGCCCTTGCCGAATGGTCCTTCGGCGGGGGCGAGCAATACTGCCAAGCCTGCGCGCAAGTCTGCGAAGACTGCCCGGCGCGGCTGAACCGACCCACCTCCTTTGAAGGCTGGCAGGTCTGGGATCTTGTCAGCCGTCTTGGCGGACAGCTGCGTGTGCTGCCGGGCGCGGTTGTCGGCTGGGACATGTCGGCGGCACTGGCACTGGGTGACGCCCTCGGCATCTCGCCGCTGGTCATGGCCGAACTGTTGCCCGTCATCGAGGCAGTGATGGTCACCAAACTCAACGAACAGATGGATCACACCAATGGCTGAAAAGCGCGTTTCCGTCCGCCTTGCCGCGGTTGGGGGGCGGCAGGTGCGCGCCGAGCTGGAAGGTGTCGGCGAAGCCGGGGCGCGTGGCTTCGGGCGGCTCAGCCGGGAGATGGAGGCGGCGAACACCCGTCTTGCGGCTTTCGCGCGGCGGGTGCGCGTGGCGGCTGCTGCTGCGGTGGCCGCTGCTGCGGCTGCTGGCGTTGCCATGGTGCGCTCGGGGCTTAAAACAGTCGATGCTCAGGCGAAGCTTGCGCAATCGCTTGGCACGACGGTCGCCTCGATCCAGACCCTCGAGCGCGCGGGCGAACTGGCCGGTGTCTCGATGTCCGGCATCGAGCAGGCGACCAAGGATCTGACACGCCGCCTCAGCCAGGCGGCCGCTGGGACCGGCCCCGCTGCCGACGCAATGGAGCGGCTGGGACTGTCTGCCACCGACCTGATTGCCCTGCCGCTGGATCAGCGGGTGGGGGCGATCAACGCCGCCATCGAAGAGTTTGTGCCGGTTGCCGAGCGCGCGGCCGTGGCAGGCCAGCTCTTCGGCGAGGAAGGCTCAATCGCGATGAGCCGGATCGACACGGCGACGCTCCGCCAGGCGACCGAGGATGTCCGCGCCTTCGGTGTCGTCGTGTCCGAGCAGGATGCCGACCAGATCGAACGCACCAATGATGCAATCTCGCGCCTTGGCCTCGTCTGGCGCGGGCTGTCGAACCAGTTGGCGGTTGCCGCAGCGCCCGCGCTCGAAGCGGTAGCAAATGCCATGGCGTCCGTGGCCAGTCGCACCGGCCCGCTCGGGATTGCGATCCGGGGGCTCTTCGACAACATCGGCCGTCTAACCACATACGCGACCACGTTTGCGACCCTCCTGGCGGGGCGCTGGGTGGCCGGAATGGCAGCTGCGGCGATTTCCGTACGCGGGCTTGCAACCGCGCTTGTCGTGATGCGTGGCGCATTGATCCGAACTGGGATCGGGGCGCTCATCGTCGGTGCGGGTGAACTGATCTACCAATTCGGCCAGCTTGTCTCCGGAGCCGGTGGCTTCGGCAATGCCATGGCGCTTCTGGGCAACCTCGTGGGCGAGGTCTGGGAGCGGATCAAGATGGGGGCTGGCAGCTTTGCAGCATCTGCGATGGCGGCTTTCGCCGACGTTCAAGCAACTTCGGCCACCGCAATGCAGGGTGCGCTCGAGGGCGTTGTCGGTTTTGCCAATGCCGCCGTGAACAGTTTTGAGGGGGCGTTCGAGGCGATTAAGGCTGTCTGGGGGCTTTTGCCCGCCGCCATTGGCGATCTCGCGTTTCAAGCGGCGAACAGCCTGATCGAGGGCGTCGAGGCGATGCTGAACGGCGTCGTATCCCGGATCAACGGTTTCATCGACGGCGTGAATGCCGGGCTCGAGGCGCTCGGCGTGGAGCGGCGGATCGGCCTCATCGCTGATCTCGATCTGGGGCAGCTTGAGAACCGCTTTGCGGGTGCTGCGACCCAAGCGGCCAATGCCGCGCAAGATGCATTTGCCGGAGCGTTCGCCGACAACCCGCTGGCCGTACCGGATCTGGGTCTTGCCGGCGCAGCTACCGATGCTGCCGCTTCAGCCGAGGCCTGGAGGCAGACCGCCGCAACGCTCGCAGATGGGGTCTTGCAGCCCCTTGAAGCCCTTGAGGCTTTGCGCGCGGCGATGCGCACGGCCGGAACCGAGGCAGAGACCGCCCTCGACGCGGCGACGCTGGCTGCGGATCGCTTCGACGCTGCTTTGGCCGAGGATGAAACAGGTGGCCCGGCAGCCGCGCTTGATGACACAGCCGCCGCGGCCGGTCGGGCCGGCGGGGCGCTGCAAAGTGCTGCCGATGTTGCGCGTCAATCCTGGGATGCGGCGCGGGCTGCCGTTGAGCGCACGCAAGAAATTGCGCGAGGGCTTGCTGATGACATCACCGGGCCGATCAAGGAGGCTCTGAAGTCGGGTGAACTGAGCTGGCAGACCTTTGCGAGTGCAATATCGGGGATCGCGCAGAACCTGGCCAACCGTCTGATTGATAACGCCTTCAAACCGATTGAGGACGCGTTGTTTCGCGCGTTTTCGGGCGCGGGTACCGGCGGAGGTGGCGGCCTTTTTGGCTGGCTGACCAGCGCCCTCGGCGGTTTGTTCGGGATTGGCGGCACCTTCGCACGCGGCGGTGCCTTTGGGCAGGCGGGCGAGATCACAGCCTTTGCTAGCGGTGGTGTGGTCTCACGCCCGACGGTGTTTCCCTTTGCCCGCGGCATCGGGCTGATGGGTGAAGCAGGCCCGGAGGCGATCCTGCCTTTGCGCCGGGGCCGAGGCGGTCGGCTTGGCGTTGAGGCGAGTGGTGAGGGTCAGGGCGCTCAGTCCGCGACCCGTATCGTCAACGTGCTCGATCCGTCCATCGTCGGCGACTATCTGGCGACGCCCGCGGGCGAACGACTGATCGTCAACGTGATCCGGCGAAATCGGGGAGGCCTTGATGCCTGACCTCTGGCCTTTCCCTGTACGCCAACCGGTCTCTGAGGTGCTGGAATGGAACACCGACACACTGATCACCGAGGCGGCCGAACAGCGTATCGCGCTGCGGACGGGACCGCGGGCGATCCTGACCTACACGCATTTACTCGATGGGACCGGCCTCGCGCGTGCCGCCGAGCTCGCCCGGGCGGGGGCGCTTGACGATTGGATGCTGCCTCTCTGGCATCTGGCGCGTCCGGCGACGGCACCGATCGATGCCGCCGACCTGGCTGTGTTTGTGGATACCAGCGATGGAACCTTCGAGGCACCGGGACAGGCCGTCATTGCCGCCGACGGCGTTGACGCAGTCCTCGTGGAGGTCAGCGCGGTCCTGCCGGACCGGCTCGAGTTGGCCACGCCTGCGGGCGTGAGCCTTGTGCATCCGATTGTGGCCCCGGTTGGCTCCGGGATCTTGACGCGGCCTATCGAGATCGACCGGCGGCGTCAGGGATTGGGGACCGTTACGGCGCGTTTCACGCTGCGGGACTCATTGGCGATACCGGCAAGCAGCTATCCAACCCATCTTGGGCTCGACGTGGTGACCGATCCGGCCGTGCTCCGCCAGCCATTGGCCGAGAGCCTCGCGCAATCTGTCGAGTACATCGACAACGGCTTCGGTCCCATCGTGATCGAACCGGTACTGACTCATGTCCAGCGGCGGTCAACGATCACCCTTGTTGACCGAGGCACGGCCCGCTGGGCGCGCCGCCGCTGGCTGCATGCCTTGCGCGGCCGCCAACACGCCTTCTGGCTTCCGACCTGGGGGCGGGAACTGGTCCTGCAGGCACCTCTAACGACTTCGGCCACCTCCCTGGTCATCGCGGGCACCGCCGATCCCGGTGTCTGGATCGGAAGGCATGTGATGTTCGAGGTCGCCTCTGGCCCGGTGTTCCGCGAGATCACCGACGCCGTCTATGACGCACTTGGGATCCGGCTGACCATCGCGGCGCCGGGAAAGAGCATTCCCGTGACAACGCCCATTCATCTGCTCACGAAGGTGCGGCTCGATACCGACCGGATCGAGATCGAGCATTTTGGCAATCGGTCCGAGTTCGCGGCCAGCCTGATCGAGACCCCAGTATGACCTATGATCTCGCCGAGACCTCGACCGCCGAAGGGCGGCCGTATTTCCTGTATCTGTTTGCCGAGGGCGATCAGATTTGGCGGTTCACGAGCGGCGCCACGGCCTGGACCTCACCCGCAGGGGCGATTGCTGATGAGACTGAAGATCTGATCTGGGACCCTTCGGCAGTCAGCCACGGGTCCGTCGTCCAGAGCAGCGATCCACGACGGGTCGATCTCAGCGTCTCCTTTCCGCTCGCCGATTCCTTCGCGCGCCGTTATCTCGGCCCCCGCGGTCGGGCGCTCACGACGCTCACCATCTTTCGCGGCCACGAACAGGTGCCAACGGAGGTGGTTGCGCATTGGAAGGGCCGCGTTGTCTCGGCCCGGGTCGAAGGTCGACGCATCACTCTACGCTGTGAATCCCTCTTCACCTCCATGCGCCGGGAAGGCGTGCGGGCCAAATACCAGCGGCTCTGTCGCTATGCGCTCTATTCCCGGGGCTGCCGCCTCGACATCGAGAGTTTCTTCGTGGGCGGCACAGCCAGCGCGCATCAGGGCCTGACGATCACCGTCCCCGAGGCCGCATTGCTGCCAAACGGCTGGTTCCGGGGTGGTGTGCTGCGCCACGCGGGCGTCTTGGGGTTCATCTCCGGTCATGTCGGGGACGCGCTGACTCTCTCTGGCCGGATGCCCGATCTGGAGGCGGCCATCGACGATCCTGAAGCCCTGGCGCTCGTCGAGATCGCGCCCGGCTGTGATCTGCGGCGTGACACCTGCAAGGCCAAGTTCGGCAATCTTCTGAACTTTGGTGGCTTTCCCGACATTCCGGGCCGCAATCCCTTCGGCGGCACCAGCATCGTTTAATCAACTTCTGAGAATCCACCATGGTCTGGAACTTCGTCGTCCAGATCGTCGCCAGCCTCGTGCTGACGGCGATCTCCTATGCGCTGTCGCCAAAGCCCAAGGTCGAAGCCCCGAAAGCCGCGGGACTTGATGATTTCGACCTGCCGACGGCCGAGGAAGGCCGTCCGATCCCCGTGGTTTTCGGCACCATGCTGCTGCGCGGCCCGAATGTCGTCTGGGCCGGGGATCTCAAGGTCGATCCGATCCGCAAGAAGGGCGGCAAGAAATGAGGGATGATCTGATCGTCACCGTGCAGGACCTGCGCGCTTCCCGGCTGTGCTTTCAGGGGGCGCGGCCGTGGTTCCGTCGCCATGGGCTCGATTGGCAGGCTTTCCTTGCAGACGGGCTGCCGGCTGAGGTGCTGGCCGCGACCGGCGACGCGCTGGCATTCCGCGTAATCGCAGAGGCTGAGAAACGCGTCGCGCGCACCGCGAGCGAGACCTAAGCCGTGGGCGGTCGTTCAAAATCACAAACCGTCGGGTACCGATATTCGCTCGGGGCGCATCTCGCGCTCTGTCATGGGCCGGTCGATGCGATCCGTGAAATCCGGGTCGATGACCGCACGGCTTGGTCGATCGGCACCGGACAGAGCAGCTCCGCCGGGACCGGCGTCGGCGCGCTGGCGAGCTACGGCACGGTGACGGGTGTGTCCGCCACCGCGGCGGCAGAAGGTGACAGCGTTGCGCAGATTCAGTTCCCGGGCACGCTCGGTGGTATTCGGCTCGGCCAGAGTTATGACCTGCAGCTTCTGACGGACAACACGACCCGGACCGTGACGGTTCAGGCCGTGAGCTATGATACGAGCGCTGGCGTAACCACGTGGCTCGTCGAGCCCGCGGCCACGGCTTTCACGACCCAATCGGTGGCGGTGTCGGATGCGGCCAGTTTGCCGAGCCTCAACGGCGGGGCTGCAGGCGGGCGCATCCGGATCAACAAGCCCAATCTCTTCGGGGGAGAGAAGCGTGAAGGCGGCATTGTCGGCGACATCGACGTGTTGATGGGCGCGCCGACCCAGGCGCAAAACGACTATCTCGCGTCGCGAGCCGGGGCTGATGTGCCAGGCTATCGCGGGATCTGCAGCCTCGTGCTGCGGCAGGTGTTTCTCGGCCTCAATCCTTATCTCAAGCCCTGGTCGGTGCGCCTGACACGGATCCTGAAGGCCGAGGATGGCGGCCCGCAATGGTATCCCGAAAAGGCGCAGATCATACCGGAAGTCCGGATCGGCGATGCCGCGATCTACATCGCCATGGACGCCTCGGGCTCGATGTCGGGATCGCGCATGGCGGCGCAAATCGCTGCCGTCTCG